TTGTTTAATTTCTGAGCGTTTTGCCCAAGCCTTATCATTGATTCTATAAACATAATATGAGAAAAGGGGAACTATTCGCCCCCCTCATCACTTTTCTCTCTTTTTACCCTTTTTTTTGGCTTATCTTCTGGAATTTCTTCCTTTAAGTATCCGCCTTTTTTTAGGGCTTCAATTATTCTAGTTTGAACGCTTTCACTGAATGGCTTTAACATTTTATAAGCTTCGGCCTCTGTTAAACCCTCAAAAGCAAGTTCATTAATAACGTGACTACCTACTTTCATTATGGGATAGTTACGTTTACACTATCATCGGGATCAATACCATCTTTAGAAATTGATATCTTCAAAATATCTGCCGATGTTTGTGCTGCAAAAGTTATTGAATATGTACCGTCCGGTCCTTCCGGTGCTGTTGCTGTAACCACTGATGAATCAGTCGTTGTGTTGTATAGAACAATTTCAGCCGGTAGTAAACCGGTAACAGCCAGCTTAGAGTTTGAAGGACCGTAGATGTACGCAATTTCAACACTCGCTTCAGTTGTTGAACTAGCCGACGCATTTGAAAATACAACATCCAAAAGACCGTTTTCACTCAACAAGCTCGCGCCAATAGCATCCGCGGCAATAAACCCAATATTCTCGTCTTGAAACAAAGTAGAAAAGTTAAAAGTCAAATTAACCTTTGCAACTGTTGTGTCCGTTGGTTCGATATATGTAGGATTATAGGATCCATTATCAACAGGAATAGGATATAAATAACCATCACCAAGATCACGACCTATTAAATTTCCCGCATCGTCAACAATGTAAACCCCGAAATTTGTGCATCTATCATCTTTTAACACTCCGACCAATTGAGGGCTAGCTGGCTTAGTAATAAAGCCGTTGAATGTTTTTACACCATCACGGACAAAAGCCTGTGAGCCATCATCAAAAGACTCTGTAATTGAGTCCTCACGTTCTTGTGTTACTGTTTTAAAGTTAGGCGTTGGATACCATCTTTTCGATGCATCAGCTTGATTTATAAGCGCTGTAATAGCCGCCTGATCTAATGCGACGGATAAATCAATTTTATTTTGTGTCCCGTCGGTGGCAATTAATGGAGTTCTAATGAGTTTACGAGCTACACCGTGTGAAGCTACGCAACCCGGAACGCCTGCATTTCCTAAGAGAATGTCACATGAGCAATTTCCCATTTTTTTATTTATTTAAGTTTTAAAATATTAACAATCGCAAGCATCCGAGCAAGCAATATCTTTTAAAACGGGCAATGTTACCCGCATTTCGACCCCACTTAGATCCTCATTAAAAAATCTGTTAGTGTGTCCGTTGTTATCTGTAAAGACGCCAAATTTGACGTGATTTATTAAATTGTAATTATCAAAGTCGGCAAACGTTGCCATGTCTGTATTTATAGCCTCAATAAACTTAAATACCAGATTACGCATGGGTACAATGGCGTACTTATAATGCTGGTCTGTGTACCAATTACTAAAGTTTGCACCACCTAGAAAGAACAGTCTTAAATTACTTTCTCTTTCAATTCTGTTTTCTTCATCGTTGCTAAATGATTCATTTATAACCTCGAATAAATAAACAAAAGGTAATTTTTCGCTTACGTCTGTAATTTCTGAAAGTTCTTCATTTGTAGCGGGCCTAGTACCGTGAAAGTATTTAGGAGCTGAAATATTTACCAACTCGCCAACTAAAGGCGCTGAGTTGGACTCAATTGTTATACTCGAATCGTTTACTATGTCAGTCACGCGGTAATCAATCGCATTAATCGAAACAGTGCAAAACGGTTGTACATGATAAGTGCAACAAACGCCCAAAGTATATGTCCCGTTTCCGTTATCGGTAACCGTTTTTATTTCAGTCGTAAAACTTAAACTAGAAACAACGTTTTCAATTATGTCTACTATTTCACGCATTTACATTAACCCTTTTAATAAATTATTAATGTATTCTCTGACTGTTAAACCAATAGCTTCGAGTATGAGCGCTCTCGTTTCTGGTGTGTCTTGTATTACATTATCAAACCAAGGAAAATGCGTATCGTTGTCGATTGCGTCATATATTTGACCGCGGCCATATTTACGCCATGAGGTAAAAGCAGCATTGTAGTATTCAGTTAATTCGATCAATTTATCCTCTGCATCTTGCTCACCTGTAGCTCCCCCGCTGTATATCATGGCTAGGCCCATGTTGTTTGAGCTTCGACGCTCTTTGTTTTTTCGTCTTAGCTCGCCCTCTGTGTTGTGCTGGCTAATGTCAGGGTAGTATTTAGGGTAAGTTTTGACCGCATCGTTTTGTGTGCCGTCTATATTGTAATAATATTCTGATCTTTGACGCTCTAAAAGCGCGTTGCTAGAAGGCCATGGGTAAGAATCGCTTAATATGTATTCATTAACCTTTGAATAGACAAGTTTACCCGTTTCGTTTACGTTTTTATAGTTGAAATAATAATCTTTGCGCACTACAAACCCCCTCACGTCAAAAGTTAGTATTTCTTGAAGAACCACACCCGAAAGCTTCATTTTTTCGGGTACAATGCAACAAAATGGATGATTGTAGTAAAAAGGGTGTATTATATCATAAATCAAGGGATAATTACCTTCCGATTTGAATCTTCTGTGTTTGTAATTTGCAAATTCAAGTGTTTTGTCTGTAGACAATATAGAATTGTCAAATGTGCGCACCTCTAATTTTCCCGTTGTGACGTGTTCAACGAAAATATTGTAATTGTCATTAGTCCAAAAAACCAGGTTTTCAGTAATTGCATCCTGCGGGATGGTTTCACCTGAGTAAATCAGCTCGTCTGGACTTATGTTTTTTATTATATGAATCATTGTATTAATAAGGTCACATTAGTAAATCCTATGGCATTTAATTGTGTAGTACTTGACGCAATTGGTTGAAATCTAATACCGAACATGGAATTGTTAGGTAATGCGAAATCTGTCGCAAATGAAGCGCTTTTATTGCTAGAACTGCCGCCTAAGTTGTTGAATGTGCCAACATTTGAAGGATCTAAAGGTATTACAAAGGTTGTTAATAATGTTTCGCTAGTGTTTTGTATTGTATATACTTGTATTCTTACAGAAACGCTAGCGCCTACGGATCCAGCCCCTACAGCCGTCGCGCTAGTGTTAAACAAAATTCTTTTTATACGCTTGTCATCTGTTACTCTATACGGATCTAAACCACCATTCACGTACTGATCACTAGGTGAACTAGTAGGTGTACCCGTAGGAGTTCCAAAATTCCCACTACCGGATTTACTAAATAAGCCTGTAGAACTTGAAGCCTGTCCTCTTTGTGTAAAATGATAGGGTATTAGTGGCGCACTAGATGGTGCTACATTTGCAGCCGTTTGGTGTGCCTTTACTTCTAAAAATGTAGCATTTGGCAAAGTAAATACTTGGCTTAAATTGGTGTTTCCACGTTCTACAATTACGCCTATTTCATCGCCCGCGCTTAAGGTCTTAGTAATGGATAAATTACCACCACCAAACTCAACAACGCCCGCGTTTCTAGCGTACACACCCGTAAATCTTATATCACGACCCAAAGAGTCCTGAATTACAGATCCATTTAATGTAATTTTTAAAAATGGATCCGCTCTTTGAGTGTTGTTTGAATCTATGCCTAGAAATGGCGCTAACGTATAAACACCGTCTTTGTCTATTACAATCCTATTCCCTGACAAACTCAGACCGCTTAAAGCATCCTTTTCATCAAGTGTATTAAAATTTAGAGTTGTTTGGCCTGTGTTGTTCAGTTGTTGCTGTGAGCTATTAACTATTCTGGCGAATGCTCCAATAACCGTATTACCACCACTACCGGCCTCTTCCCAAATAGATAAGACTCCATTGTAAACATTTAGCTTATTGGTGTCTAAATTATATACTACCTCCCCATCAGTCGGTGAAGTAATGGCGTTTCTGTCCGATTCGCTTAGTTTTGGCGGTATGAACTTTAAAAATTCCATTAACCGATCACAGTGATTGCATAAACTCCGTCTGAAATATTACCGTTTCCAACAGCTTCAACCGTATTAACTGTATTATTTATAATTTCAGCTTGAAACTGTTTGCCGTCTGAAATTCTTTTGATTTGAACTATCGTGTCCAATGTGTTTAGGCTGTGCGTAACTTCGAATGTTGTTTGTCCTCCTGCAAATGTTCTAGTAACGTTTGGGTCTGAACTATCTAAGTCAGATGAAAATTTAACTGATACGCCACTAGGTATGTTAGCCTGAACACGTACCCAATCACTCAATGCGGCTGGATCGTCAACCTGTGAAATTAATAAATCACCTGGTTGCACTGCTTCGGTAAAGAAATCACCTCCAACCGTAACAATATACGCGTCACCAGTACTAACCGCACCAGCCGAAGGCGTTTCTAAGTCTGGCGTGTTTGTAGCAGCATTATAGCCCGTCTTGAAGTTTAAGAGTCCTTCTACGTCCGATAGAGTGGCTACGACTCTAACGTCCGTACCATCGTAATACTTAACTCTATCCTCTGTTGTGTTCTTCCAAATACGACCATCATAAAGCGTGGCCGGATCGGTTGCCAATTTTTCTAGCGACCAATTTTGAAGTTCGTTTTGGTTGCCGTCAATATGTACTATAAAATCCTGTTTTGCCATTGGTATTAATTTAGATAGGCTTTACCACTGAAAGCGCTGTTAAATGTTATTGTAATATTTTCATTATCGATATAATCAACCTGTCCAACTACAACAGTGTCGCCCGTATCAACAACCGTAACACTCGGAAACTTACAGAGTGAGTGGTTAATATTCCAAACGGTAGCAGCTACGGCCTGAGTGAATATGAATGTAGAGGTGTTAATTATGACGGTAATGTCACCACCTGGACCACTCCCACCCGTTCCGCTTACAATTCTTCTTATATCGTATGTACTGCTATCTGTTGACATTATACCGATTTCGTTTTTTCGCCTAGTTGAGCGTAAATAGTGCCGCTTGTGTTGTTTTCAGGTAAGTATGTGAACCTGATCAACCTACCCATGAAATAACTGTCACGTATCCCGATAATATTCTTATCCATTGTAAAAAGACCGTCCGCATCTCCATAGTTTGGGATGGTGGTCCATATTTTAGTATTTAAATGGTTAATACTTTCCTCAACGCATATTTTTGGCTCACCATTGCCCCCCGTAAGCTCAAACTGAGCCAGCCAACGCATATCCTGGCCGCAATCAATATTGAACTCAGCGGAGACTTGTTGAACTGTTGCATCTAAGTTTTCAAATATGACGTAAGACCTCATTAAATACCTGAAATATATTCAAACAACTGTACGTTTTCTTCAGGATACACATCGTCATTATCGCATATGTACCACTGTATTTCTTTTGCGTTCTTGATCGCTTCGTTATATGCTTCTACAATATTAAACCCGCTATAAAATGGCCCCTGACTGACCTCGTTATTATTAAAAACGACGCCCGTATTAGTTTTTTTAACCGCTAAATCACGTACTGCATAGAAATAAACATATTGCAGGGCTGCGGTTTTCATTCCTTCAGAATAGCGTACACAATCATTATCATCAATAGAAAAAGCATCATAAATATTAATAAATCGCTGAGTTTGTGGTACTCCACTAACCAAATCAGCAATAAATAACTCATACAACTCAGCACCTAATAAATTAGTTAAAAACTCCTTTTCGTATTTATCAAAGTATGTTTGATAAGATCCGTATTTAAGCTCTGGAAGGCTATATTCGGTACCTGCTAAATCCGCTATTTGAATGATGTCTGACATTGTTATTTTAAATTAGCTAGCCCTTTAGCTACTAGAATTTGAGCCGTTTTTTTTGAAATCGTGTACTCTTGTCCTTTTTTCATGTGTTTATCGCTTTTTGATATAATCACAACGATATCTGGTATGCTTTGCCAGTCAATAAATTTTTTTGCTGTTGTTTTTTTAGCGGTTGTTTTCTTTTCCGCTTTGTTTTCAATGTTTTTCTTTTCTGCCATATAGTAAAAGCGGGAGGAATCACACCCCCCGCCTGTTATTTATCTATTAAAGAGCTTCAAGAGCCGTCTTATCAGTAGCAATTGTACCTTTTACGAATGCAGTTTTTTGATTTGTTTTAATAACAACCAAACCGCGCCATTCTGCCAATACTGTTATTAAGTTCTTGGTAAAGTCGTCGGAATCTCTACCAACTTCTACAGAAATTGAACCATTGTCGTAAACAGTCGCTTTTGTAAAATCACCAATTAAATAGGTCCCTTGTGTTACTAAGGTAGTTTCAATAATTGGAATTCCATCTAGTGACAATTGCCCAGCTACTAATTGCAACGCGTCAATATATGCCTTGTCCGTTGACGATCTTTTGATCTGCATAAGACCTAAAACATCAGTAGGATGAGCCATTATGTAATTAGGCGCTGATTGATTAGCAATCTTGATTTGAGTTACGCCGGTGCGCAATACATCAACAAAATTAGCATTATCTACGGCTTGAGGTGCTGTAGTTGCGTCAAATGCTGTCGCCTGTGTGAAGATACCGTTCAAATTTAAACCTGTACCGTCACCGCTGTAGACTTGTGACTCAACTTCTCTCAATAATTCACCAACAAGCTCGTTATTAATTTCAGTGTCCATAAATCCGATATCACTAGACATCTCTTCAGAAAGTTTGATAAAAGCGGTAAACTTTTTACGTGTTTCTGAATTAACTACGATGTCGAAATCGATTTGATTTTTCAAATCACCCTCGGCCGTTCCACCTGCTGCACCGTCACGGTTTTGTTTAGAAACCCATGAGATCACATTGCTTTCCGCTGTACCTCTTGATACAATATTTAAAAGCCTTACTTCTCTCGAAGGAATATCGTCGAGACCGGTTAGTCTTTGCTCAACTGGAACGTTACCACCTGAAACGTTGCTGCTGATCAACATTGTTGCGGCAGCTTTGAATTTTAATCGTTCGTTTGAACCGCCTTTGATAGATTTAAGAGTCTCAATACCAGATTTTAGCCCCGAAAATATGCTGTTTTGGCTGCCTAGTGTCTCTTCCTTTTCTTTTGCTGAAAGCTTTTTGATTGCTACCCCGTACTCTTTCAAAGTATCGTTAAGAGCTTTGATTTGTTGTACTTGGTTTTCTTTCAATTCGCTTTTAAGAGAGTCAATATCTTCTTTGCTTGCTTTCGCTTCGATAGCTTTTTCAAGCTCTTCGCTTTTAATTGAATTGTATTCGTTATAGATACCCGCAAGTTCCTCCGCAGTTTTAGCCGCTAGATCACTTTCCTTGATACCTTTTTGAACTAAGAAATCTTGTAATTTCATCGTTTTAAAGTGTTTAGTAAAAATTGTTTAGAATTGTTTTCGTCTTCTTTTACTTCTGGCTGAGTGACTAGCGGCTCAGTAGTTTGTAAAAGTTGGTTATACTGTGATTGGCACACTTTAAGCGCCATTTCCAGCCTATAATATGCTTGATCGGATGCATTGCCTGTATGGAGGCACTTCAAGAGTCCGTCCATTTTTTTATTTATTTTATCGAGTAATTCAATTTTATTACCCTTGGATACTTCTAGGGTTGGCGTCAATGGATTAGCGCCAAAAGTCACTGCGGACCCTTCCCACCAAATAAGCTCTTTGATGTCGTTAACTTTAACACCGTCCAACTCAATAACAGACATTTTATCCGCTATGTAGTTAAACCCAATTGAATGCTCGTTAATTATACCCTCTCGATATTGTATTAATGCCGCTTCACCGTCTGGCGCTTCTGATAGTTCGGCCGTAGCCACCAACCCGTCAGCCATTTCTTCAAGTGTAATAAATTTACCGATAGGTTTCTCCCAGTCGTGGAAACGTAAAAACTGAATCTTACGGCCGCTTTGACTTTCTGGTCCTCTTTCGGCTATTGATTTAGCAAAGGCACCTCTACGTATAACATCCCCGTCCGAATCGATATTATCATACTTAGAGAGCATTATTCTCACTCGCCTTGTTTTAGGATCTATGTCCTTTAGACTTAATTCGCCTTGACTTTTAGTTTTGTATAATGCTCGACTCATTGCTTAAAATCATTTGTATTTGTTCGTCGGTATATTCATAATCACATTTCAATAATTCAGCTTTACCTTCTTGACTAATTGGCATATTTAGGATTACGTTTACGCCCTCCATTTTTATCTTATCTTTCTCAGCTTCAGTTTTCTTATCCTTTTGTAGTGCCTCGATTTGACTATAATCGTGTCTAATCCTTCGACTACCGTCTGGATAGTGATTCATAGCAATGAATTTATTGTCGTGTGCGTCGAATAGTTCTGTCAGTGGCTGCATTACATTGGTGTACATTGATTTTTCAGCCTCCATACGATTACTATATGTTTTATTCTCTGGATCGTTAAACAAACTAGAATCATACCCTAAAACGTTACATATAGCCCTCAACCCTGTCACCATGTGTTCAATCATCTGTAAATCCGTCGAACTCATGGCCAATTGTTGATATGTCAGGGCTTTGTTTGTTACGATAGTTTTTCCATAGTTGTGCGAACCTGCTTGTCTATTATCAAAAGCCTCTTGTACTTGTTGCGCCTGGGGTCCATCCATTGGTCTGTTAGATTGATCTGTTACAAACCCAATAGCCCCCCTGTTTTGAAATAGTGAGGCACTAGCGTCCCATCGATCGTTTCCAGTTTTAACAACCCTACTCGCAACCTGTATTAGAGATAAACCGTAAAATGATTCTTCAACCGTAGAAAATGACGGGTTGAATAGTTTTATCTGTTGTAAGTCCTCTGTCGTGTATGTTCTTTTTTGTGTGCCTAATTTAAAATCGTAGGTGACATTTGGCATAAAAAAGTCCTGGCTGGCTTTTATAGTAACACTAGAACTAGGTAATATATCAACTTCCTGAATAGTTGAGCCAAAACCCTCTTGACCTACCATGTAGCTATTTCCATTACAAAGCAGATAAACCAACCTTTGCGTGTTGATGTCGTTCCAGGTATAACACTTTCCAATATTAGGCTTTTGCCAGAGTTCGTGGATGGTGGTATCTTCTTCTAGTTCCCACCCTTCAGAGGTTTTACGCTCTACGATTTGCGGAATAGAATTAAATACTTCGTACGTTTTAGAAACTACGCTATAAACATCAACATTAGACTCGTATCCTTCGGTCAAATAAGCGTTGTTGTTTTGCCCTAATTTATTAGCGTGAAAACTACCGAACAACTTCCATACGACTTTACGCTCTGTTTGCGTTAGTGGTATTTTGCCCGTAAAAAGATTTGTGAACCAATTCATTCGCTACAAAATAAACTGAATTTTGCGCATTTTACAAAATATTATTTTGCAATCAGTATTTGTAACGAAATATTATATTGTTTTGTTATTGTTTATACAAAAGAAAACCCCGGCTTTTAAAACCGAGGCTCACGCGAATAAAGTTAGGATTCGCCCATCCAAGTCTGAACACCTAATTTATGAATTAATAATTATCCGACAAAAAAATCTCTGTTGTAGC